AACGCATACGGAACAAGGACAGTATCTACTGGCAACCCTAGTGGTGGATCCGATGGAGACATCTGGTATAAGTACTAATAGGATAGAATAAATTATGGCAGTACCATATAATACTACGGTAACAGGCACTAGCATTCGTGACGCTCTTGGTGGGCATATGCGAATTAAACAAGGTGGGACTTGGCAACATGCTGAGGATGTACAGGTAAAACATAGTGGATCTTGGCGTGATACAAAAGAGGTATGGGTCAAACACTCAGGATCATGGAGACTAGTACATGAAGGTGAGCATTTCTTATTCAGCGTTGAGGTAACAAATACTGCCAATGCAGAGTTTAGTCTACCTAGCTGGATCTCTAGTCAGGGATATGGTGGTAATAAGATAAAAGGTTTGTTGACTATTGGTAGTGCAACCAATGCTAACGTCACAAACGTTGTACGTAATCAGGTAAACTTAGGTAACTTCTCATCTGATTCTAAAGTATATCTTAGAATCAATATGAACAATAGAATCACTGGTAACGGTGGTAATGGTGGAGCACGTGGTGGTAACAACGGTGGAAATGGTCAACGAGCACTATATACTAGAACTAATTTTATTCTAGACAACGCTGGAACCATTGCTGGTGGTGGAGGTGGCGGTGCTGGTGGCAACAATGCTCAATGCACATATACTAATACATATTACTATGGTTGTATGAAAGGTCAGCAATGTCCTGGTCAAGACATACAATATTCTGCTTCCAATGGTGGCGGTGGCGGTGGCGGTGCTGGATATCCTGCTGGTAACGGTGGTGGTGATGGTGCACAAAACGGTCAACAATGGGATGGCGGTGGAGGCGGTGGCAACGGTGGTTGCGGTGCTAACTCTGGTGGTGGAGGTGGAAACCTCGGTCAAGCAGGACAAAATGCGGGTGGCACAGCTGGGTCAGCTGGCACAGGCATTGATGGGTGGTCATATAGGATTGCTCAATCAGGCAACAACGACGGAGACATCCGTGGAGCAAAAATTAACTAACAAAAATTATGTCTATTCAAGATATAGATCCACAATTTAGATTGGATTCAGAGGTCGCTCCTACTTTCGTAGTTAAGAACTATGACGTAGAGACAGGAGAGTTTAGTGTCTTTTATAATGATGGCACATTAAATGATGATGAGTGGTATGGTCCTCTCGCAATGGATTTAGATTCATTGAAACCAGAGACAGAAGAACCACTGATGTTTCAAATTGCAGAGCAAGTATATAATGCAGTTACGAGAAGTAGATTAGCAGAGTGTGATATGTCATCTACTCAATTAGTATTGAGTAGTATGTTAGGTATCGAACAGTCAGTTCCTATGGAAGACTTTATGAAGCATAAAGAAACCATGGCAAAGAAGAATGAAGTACACACAGACCCAATACTATCAGCAACAACTATAACAAGTATATACAGTGAAGATGACTTCGATGCTGACTTCGAGGCTATGTCTGCTGCAATGAATTCAGAGAGCTAATGTATCAACTTGCAAATACACCTGATCATAGAATAGCACAATATACTTTTGGTAAGAGTATATCACAGTTTGGTATGACTGTTTTTAGTTGTAACAAGGCAAGAGAAGGTAAAAAGATATTTGGTAATGACCCTGATCCTGAGAGGGAATATGTATTGGACAGTCAAACTGATCTAGTCAAGGCACATATAGAAGCAAATCCTGATGGTAAGGTTGCTGCTATGAAAGATGTCATTGAAGAGATTGGTATATACAACCAGATACATTATCGAACGGTTACATTCGGAAGCACTTGGAAGAGTGACTCACTGAAACCAGCACACCTTTCCATAATATATCACAATGGTGCACATACTCATATGCGTATGCCAGGCATCGCTAGACTGACATCACTGGAACCAAATGGTTTGATTGCTTGCTCAGGATATGATGACCTGTCAACTACAGGAAGGAAAGTACATTTCTATAAGGAGAATGATGTGTTCACTCCACAGGCAGTAGGTAACACACTTGTCCCAATGCATGATATATGGTATCATAATACTAAATTAACCCAACACTTTCCATTTGTAGTGTCTGAACCAGATAGTGTACAGATAACAATTGATAAACCAACAGTTGTTGTAGAGTTTACCAAGGAAGAACCAGATGTAAAAGAATTTACTACATCATGGATGAATCAAATAGAAGAAGGACTTATTGAAATCGTTAGTAGATGAAGAGTGAATACACAGTCAATGATAAACTAGATCATTTGACCGTACTATATCATAGAGGATGTAAACAAGGTTTTAAATTCTTTGGGGATGACCCAGAAGAGAAGAAAGAATATATTACTGATGAGCACGTAGGGTTGTTGAAAGAAGTTCACACAAACTACAATGAGTTTCCATATGAATTCATAACTAAATTTTATGCACACAGTAGGTGTCTGGTATTTCCTGATGGCATGTGGATGAGTGAGACAGCAAGACATCCACAGTATCTACGATATAAACCTGGTTCATACTGTAATTTTAGAGTGTCAGGGTTGACTAGATTTACATCACTGACCGAAAATGCAAGTGCTCTCTGTGTGGGTATCAATCCTAATGATGGAGAGATACCATGTTATAGACGTATAGTACACAACATAGACGTTAACACAGTATTCCAACCAATGTATACTGATTCATATCTGATACCAACGAGAGATTGTACATATGGTAGTACTGTGGTTAAAGAAGGTAGTATAATTAAATCAAGAGGTGGATGTAATCCTCTAGGATATACATTTATATTCAAAGAGAAAGGACAATTGATAGAATTCACACAAGAACCTTTCACTATGGAAGAAAGTGTGCTAAACTTAGGACAACAATGGGCAACCAAGAGAATTGAGGTTTTCGACAGATGATGGAACTCGAAGATGGCAAGGGTGTGTGGCAGAGAAATATAGGTCACCCATGGCATCAATACAAACTATTACAACGTGATAAGTTTGAAGAGTTATTAGATTTGATGATAGAATCACACCCAGACCACGAACTAACAGAGTGGATGAAACGTGGATTTTGTATGAATGATGGTGACTCTACCATTGCATTCAAATCTTTGAGTGGAACTAATACACTGAATCATCATCTCAACATATGGGATGAAGAGGATGATGACTATTATGATGAGTGGTTTGGAGAGGAAGAAGAGATGGAGTTTGATGATGATTGGTAGACAGTTTGTTGACTGCACACTAGCATATTGTGTAGATTCGTAGTATAATAATAGTATATTACACAACTACAATGACACCCGAACAAACCTCAAGGTTTAGAGAACTTTTCAAAGAAATGTATTCTATTTGTGGTGGACTCGATCCATTCTCTTATGCAAGAGCTAGAGAAATTTATATGGCGGGAGAGTTTGGACACACAGTTGCTGATGATTACTCAGGAGAGGATGCTATTGACGAGAACGGTAAACCAGTTGAGTATAAATCAACTATTGCAGATAAGATACAAGGTACTTACAATGGTATAAGTGTTCATAACACTTGGGAAGAACAAATGAAGTATCTCAAAGAGTATAAAATCTGTAAGTATGAGAAACATTACTTCGCAAGATTTAGAAATGGAGAAATTGTTGAAGCATATGTTCTTTCTGGAGAAGATGTGTTACAATTAATATTACCTAGAGTTAAAAAACAATTTGATGAGGGAACATCACACAAGAAAGATCCTAGAATAGGAGTAACAATCGGACACAAACAAATCAAAAAGTATGGCACAAGAATTAGATAGTGGTAAACTAATGTACTCGTCAGGTAACAATGACGAGTGCTACACACCTTTGTATGGAGTAACACCAATACTCAAGTATATTCCAGAAGGTGCTATTGTGTGGTGTCCTTTTGATACATTTGAGAGTCACTTCGTCAAAGAGATATCAAAGACCAATAAGGTAGAGATGTCACATAAATGGACAGGTCACGACTTCTTTGACTATGAACCTGATGAGTGGGACATAATAGTATCTAATCCACCATTCACTAACAAGAGAAAGTATTTTGAGAGAGCACTATCATTCAATAAACCATTCGCATTGATAATGACTAACACGTGGTTGAATGACTCAGCACCTAAACAACTCTTCAAAGATAAAGATCTACAATTACTGATGTTTGATAAGAGAATGAAGTTTGTTAGTCCCGATGGTAGAGCAAACGATAAGATAACATTCAGTAGTAGTTACTATTGCTATGATCTGTTACCAAAGCAGATTATAATGGAAGTGTTAGATGTGCCAGCTAAGAAAGCTACACAACGTTCCCCTAGTCAGGCAGTTTTGTCTCTATAATAGAGTATATAAACAAAGGAGACCAATGCTTACTATCGAGAAGAACACTTCAACACTAGAAGAAAGAGTAGCACAATGGGCAGAACAGTTGGCATCTGCAGTAACAGAGAATTACAAAAAGGATTCAATCAGACTACACGAGAGTTCATTACGTGACGAAATGCACTACTCTCCATATCATACCAGTCAACTTGCAGAGATTGCTGCAGGAACAGCAAAACTAAACAAGTTCGTAGTATACACAGGACGTAAGTATATCAGAATCGTTATGCAAGAGTGGCAAGATGATTCAAAGTATGGTAGAATAGATCCAAGGGAAGCAGGATACTATGACAGTTCCATTCACGCTTTCATAGATAAGAAGACAGGTCAGGTTTATATGCCAGCAGGGTATAAAAAACCAACTCTTACAGGTAAGAACCCAGTAAGATTTGACTTAAGAATCATCAAAGATCGTGAGTATGTTCTCAACCCAGTTAATTGTTGTTGGGCAGGAGGATATCTATACGACAGATCACATCTACCTAGCAAATACATCTAATGCCAGTATACAGAGATTATGAGATTCGTATGAATCTCAATGAACTCATAGAGAAAAGAGTTCCTTGTTGCGATCTGCTGCACCCAGACCACTGTTTTACAGAGTCACAGGTGACGCAGATTGCTCACGATATTAACATGGATTTGGATTTACATCCTATCTACAAACAGATTGATGATCATAT